ATTGCCAGTTCCCTGATTTCGCATAGCAAAAGATCGCGGCCGTCAACGATCATACCGCCGCCTCGATTTCCCGCATGCGCGCCCGCGCTTTCGCCGCCTGATTACTCTTGCCCGTCATGCGTCGCGCGGTTTTCAATGTGTCTTCGATGCTTTGAATGCCGTCGATTAGGCCAAGCTCCAGCGCCTGTTTCGCGATGAACGTGCGCCCGTCGCCGACTTCCGCGGCGCGTTTCTCGGATAGCTTTCGGCCCTTGCGTACATCGCCCAGGAAGTCCGCGAAATAGGCGTCGACCTGCGATTGGAAATACGCGCGTTGTTCGGCCGTGATCTCCGTGCCCATCGCGCCGGCGCTTTTGAATTTGCCGGTATCAATCGGCACGGCTTCGATGCCCGCGTTCTCAAATGCCCGCGAAAAGTCGTAGAGCATAAGGCGCACGCCGATGCTGCCTACCTCGTCACCCGGCCCCGCGTAGATGGCCGACGCCTGCGATAGCGGCCAATACCCGGCGCTCGCCGCGAGTCCGTCCACCTGCCCGATGACGGGTTTCTGTTTGTTAGTTTTTCCAACCGCCTGCACAAGACGGTGCATGCCGTCCACTGTGCCGCCAGGGCTGTCCACGTTGAGCACGATGCTGCGCACGTCTTTGTCGGCTACCGCCGCGTTCATGGCGCGTTCGACGGCCAGCGTGCTCGTCGCGAATCCGTATTTCGTCCACAACGATTCGCGCTTCACAATGATGCCTTGCACCTGAATGATCGCGCTGTCGCCTTCGGTCGTCATGATGGCCGGTGGCTCTTCGGCTTTCCCGCGCGCGGCTTCGATGCGCACGACAAGCTGCTCGATCATGTGCGGTAGGCCCGATTCGATCTGGCGCGCTGCGTTTTCCGCGATGGCCCAAAAGGGCGAATAGGTGTGCATTAGGCCGCTTTCTCCTCGATTTGTATTGCCGTCAACGTCGCATCGATCCACCGCGCGGCGAAGTCTGTCAGCCATTTTTCATCTATCGCGCCGTGTTGCGCGGGCCGCGCCGCGATCCACTCGACAAGATGCATTTCGCCGACGACCTGTAGCCGCTCGTTCTCTGCGTTGCCCGCCGCGCGCACCATAGCGCCGAGCACGGGTATCGCGTTCTGCGCAACGTAGAGTTTGTGCTCCGCGTAGAAGGCGTTCACTTCGCCTTCTTGATTGCCTTGTTTGCCACGTAAATACTTCACGCGCTTTTGTTCTTTGTCGGCAGACCTACGCAACCCTTCCAGCAACAACGGCGTGAACACTTCGCGTAGTGCGTTTTGGTCGGGCTTCGATTTTGGCGGTGCTGCATTCGTGCTTTGCTGATCGCGCACTTCGTAGGCGCGTTCAATCGGGATCATGTTCGACGGTATCAGGCGCATGTCGCCCCATTGTTCGTCCGTGGGATTCTCGCCCAACTTTTTCAGGCAATCGTTGATCGTCCACCAACCCCACATACGGCCAACGGCCAGCGCTTCCTGCTGCGTCTTGAAGTCTACCCGCTGGAAGGCGTTGTAATTGTGGCGGATAATCCATCCCGGTAATAGCAGCTTGCGCGCAAATTCCTGTTCAACGTCGGTCCCGAGCGGTAACAGCGAATCGGCGCGGTAGACAATTTCCGCGGATTCGACGTTGTTGAAATGCGCGTCTTTGTAGTTCTGCACTTTGTGCGGCGGCGTGCGATGGAACCGGCATAGATCGTCTACCGTGAATTCGAGCGTCGGTATGACTTGGCCGTCTTCCGGGTTAATGCCGATCTCTTTGAATTCTGCATCGCCGGGTAGCGCGCCGACGCCGAACGCCTTACCCGCCGATTGGTGCCGCTGATTGAAACTTGCAACCAGTTGCTCGCGCGCCTCCGGTTTCATTGCCGCGGGTAGCTTTTGGATCACGCCGCCGAGCCAAGCGCCATTGCCAAAGAATGACCCTTGAAACTTCTGCGCGCCGAGCGCAAGCCCGATGCTGAACTTGGCGAGTTCCGCCATACTGTACCCGGAGTACCCGTCATAGCTTGGGCCGATTACCTCGACAACGTCTTCGTCGGGTATCGGAACTTCGGTGCCCTGCTCGTTGCGGTGTACGTGCCAGATGCGCCCCTTTATGCGTTTCTTCGTGACGCGCAGCGGGTCGAGCGGCCAAAGCCAAAGCGGATCGCCGTTGCTGTCCCGTTCGATTTCCGCCACGCCTTTTTTGAATCCGATGGAATGCGCCAGAATGGTTTCGTACCCCTTCTTGGCGGTCATGTCGGGATTCATCTGCACGTTGAGCATGTTGTATATGGCGCTGTCGCGCCGGGTTTCTTTCTCGCCGTCCGCGAATACTTCGTAGACTTCTTTCGGCAATACGGCCAAGTCTTCGGATTTGCAGCGGATACACGCGAAATGCGTGCTTACCAGCAGCGCGGTTTTCTCGTTCACCTGTTCGCCGCTGCTCGTGGAATAGTTGCCGTAATATCCCGGCGCGCCGCCGAAGCCGCCCATGGGGCTCCATGCGTCCGGGTTATTCAGCAGGTCGCCGCTACTTGCCGTGAATAGATCGCGCAGGCAATCCGCTATTACGCTCATTGCGTCCCCTTGTAAGGTCAAACCAAACCATCGCACCGGCAATCGTAGTGGCGGCCGCAACGTCCATCATGACCGCTACGCCGACGAATACGGCGGATACCGCCGCCATGAAGACAAGCAAACGAATCGCGGCGTTCGCACGTATCGCGTTAATTTTCATGGGTATTTGGTACCACACATTCATCCAGAATGGAATCTACTTTTTTTAATCTTTCGAGAATATCCAGTTCCTGATTGACCGCAATGATCGCCCGCGCGTACCGCGTGGCCCGCGCGTTCACGTATGCCGCCTGCTCGTTCTGAACCGCGGCAACCAGATAATCCCAATTCTTCCGTTCTTGTTCAGTCATCCCCATGTAACCTCATAGTTGAATTCCAACGGTTCCGGGTCCAGTAGCGAAGTCCCCAACGCCATAACCGCCGCATGTGCCCCGTCAATCTTGTATCGAACCTGAGCTTTGCCCCGCCCGCCGCTCGAGTTTTTCACCAATCGCAACAGCCCGTTGCGCAGCGCCGCCTGGCAGTTGGAAATGTGCCAATTCATTACCGGGTGGTTCGGATGCTCTAATTCCCCGTTAAGCACCAATTCCATAAGTTTCAACGTCGGCTCGTTGACCGCCGTCACACCCTGCCCGAACGGGCCAATGTCGAATCCGTCCGCTTCGAGGTTCTGCGCCAAGTTCTGCGCGAAGGCCCGGTCATAGCCGATAGTGCGAATCTGGTACTTCTCGCGCAGGCGGGTTAGCTCTGCGTGAATTTCGCTTTGGTCGATCGTTTCACCGGGTGTCGCAAGCAAATGCCTGGACTTGATCCATGTCGAGTACATCCCCGAATACTCAACGTCGAATTCGGGCACGCCCGCTTCCGGGACCCAAAACCGGCATAGAAACCGGTGTTGCGTCCAGTCCTTCTGCGGCGGGAACCAAAGTATGAGAGCGGTGATGTCGCGCAAGAGCGAACAGTCCAGCCCGCCGTAACACACGCCATCGAGTAAATCGTCTTCGGAGTACTCGCCCTCGCATGCCGCCCATTTATCCATTGGCATCCACGCATGCTGCTGCGCGGTCCAGATGTTGCGGAGTAGGCGCTTTGTGTTAGATGCCTCTGCTGGATCGGATTCCACGCGGCGAATGATTTCTTGATCGTCTTCGAGTTTACAGGTAATCCCAATGTTTGGGCTTGTCTTGATGCACATAGCGGGCGTGTGCCATTCCGTCTCTTCGTCTTTATCGACGCGGCAGACAAAAGCATGGAAAGCCCAATCCGTATATGATTCACCGTAAAGCACGCGCATTGCCTGCTCGTGTAAACGCCAGCCTAATGACGTCGGATCGTAGACGCCCGCTGTTGTGAAGCACATCACTAATGGTTGCTTGCGCGCCCGTCCGCCGTACAATAGCGCGTCATATAGTTCTGCATTTGGAAAGACGTGGGTTTCGTCGATTAGAACGAAATGCGGCTTCAGTCCGTGCGCGCTGGACGACTTCGACGATAGCGCCCGGTAGAAGCTCGCGCTTGCGTGATGAACAATGCGGTGACGGCTCGGTACGAATTCCAGAATATTGCGTAGCGCCGGGCTTGCCATGCCCATCTTGTGCGCCGCGTCGAACATGACGTTTGACTGTTCACGATCGGTTGCTGCCGTATAACACTCAGCGCCCGGTTCATTGTCGCCGCAAATAGAATATAAAGCAGTGCCAGCAGCCCACGTTGTTTTGCCTTGCTTCTTCGTGATCTCATCGTACCCAACACGAAAACGCCTTATCCCGCCCGGTCGCCTCCATCCGTAAACCGGGATCGTGATGTCGTACTTCTGCCAGTCTGCGAGAATAAACGGCGTGCCTGCCAGATCGATACCTTCGTAATGCCGCAACAATTCGTAGAAGTCGCAAACGTGACGGCCAATACTTTCATCCATCCAACACCCGGCGTGCACCGCTTCAACGTCGCCCCAATTGCGAATCCACCACGGATTAAACCGCGGCTGTCCTTTGCGCCCACGCTTCGCAATCTCTACCGCCTGCTTATACTTCGGGTGCGTCCATGCGGGTTTCCCGAGCGCATACGCCCAGGTGCCTTTGCGGTAAAGATCGCGCACGTCTCGCGCTTTGAACGGCGCGTCGTGCGGCGGCATGAGTAAGTCGGCGGGCATCTCGCGAATTAGAACTTCTTTTTCACGTTATATTCGGTATGCCGAAAGACTTCTGGAAATAACGTGTACAGCGCACGGTCTAGTGCTTTCTTTACCGACTCAACGCTTATATCTAATTCCTTTGCTATCTCGTTGCGCTTCCATCGCTTCCCGTCTTCGGTTAGACCAAAAACCGCCCTAACAATAAACTCGCCGCGTTCATCTAAGTTTTTCCATCCCCACCATTTAAGAATGCGCGGGAAAATAAAGGTTAGGGGTTAAAAGGAATTTACAAGATGAGCAGAGGAAGAAAGCCGACACCGACGAAGTTGCATGTACTTCGCGGCAATCCAAGCAAGAAAAAAGACCTGGGCGCAGGCGAGCCGGAGCCGTCGCCCGTTGTGTCTATCGAGCCGCCGGACTTCTTGCGCGAGGAAGCAAAGCGCGCATGGTTCCTTCTCGCGCCGGAGTTTCAGACGCAGGGCATCCTGACTAAAAGCGATGCGCCCGCGCTCGCTGCGTTCTGTAGCGCGTGGGGCGACTTTGTGAACGCAGATCGCGCGCTCGAAACAGAGGGTGACATCGAAGTCGTGTTCACGAAGTCGGGCGAGATTCGCCGAGAAAACCCGTGGCACTACATCAAGGCCCGCGCGTTACAGCAGTGCGACAAGTACGCCACGCAGTTTGGCGTTGGCGCATCGTACCGCGCGAAGCTGAGTATCGCGCCACCGAAGAAGAAATCGAAACATCAAGAGTGGAAGGAGCGGTACGGGAAGTGACCGACGCACCACTCATGCCGCCGCACGACGCGCCGTTCAAGGCTAAGGAGGTGCGCGATATTTACCGAAAGGGAACCTGGGCGTATGCGCTTGGGAAGCCCGCGTGGACGCACCCGAAGTATAAGCAGGCGGTTGAGATTGCGCGGAAGGGCCGCAAGTTTAAGGGCTGTGCGCAGCGGCCGTTTAACCCGTGGTGGATTCGCAACTGGTCCGACGTTTGCGCCGTGCTCGATGGCTGCTATATGGACGAACGCCGCGGCATGGAGGCGGTTGAGTGGGAGCAGATGCTACACCACTTTGAGGATGTGTTCGCCGGTAAGCCGTTCATTCTTTCCGACTGGCAGAAGTGGGATATTGAGATGCCTATCTTCGGGTGGACGCGCCCGGACGGTACGCGCCGCTATCGCAGAACGCTGGAATTCGAGCCGAAGAAACAAGGCAAGACAACGCGGTGTGCCGCGCGGTCGGTCTACATGACGGGGCCGATAGGCACACAGGGCGCGGAAAGCTATACGGCGTCAACGAGTCAGCAGCAAAGTTACAAGATGTTTCGCGCTGGTGTCGAAATGCTAAAGCGCAGCCCGGACGTTCGCGACGACTTTGAGATTATTGAAAGCCGCTACCGCATCGTGCATCCGGCGACCGCATCGTTCTGGCGCGCGCTGCCCGAAGTGCCGGACAGCACCGAAGGTATGAACGTATTTTTTCTCGCGAAAGACGAAGTGCACGTATGGAAAGATCGGCGGCAATACGATTCGTTCAAGTATGCGGGCGCGGCGCGCACCGAGCCGCTGGATTCCACTATATCGACAGCGGGCGAATACGATCCTGCATCCATCGGGCAAGAGGAATTCGCTTACGGCAAGGCGGTTGCGTTTGCGGAAAACGGCGCGGAAGCTGACTGGTCGATCCATGTGTTTATCTGCGAACTCACGAAAGCCGAGGAGGAATATTGGCACGAGCCGCGCATGGCAATTAAGACAAACCCGAACATCGGCATCACCGTAAAGCTCGAGGAAGATCAAGAGCGCTGCGTGGAAGTAAAACAACGCCCGTCCATGCTGAACAACTTCCTGCGTTACCGTCGCAACGTGTGGGTGCAGGCGCTACAAGTATGGATTCCAAAAGACAAATGGGCGGCGTGCGCAGCCGAGTACACGGAAGATGATCTCGAAGGATTGGTCTGCTACCCCGGCATCGACGCATCGTTACGCGACGACCTGAGCGCCGTGTGCTTGGCGTTCCCGCCGCAGGGCGAACTGAAGAAATGGCGCATCTGGCCGTATTTCTGGATTCCCGAAGAAACGATCGCGCAGCACGACGAACAGAATCACGGATGGTACTCTATGTGGATTAAGGGCGGGCACGTTCTAAAGACGCCCGGAAACACCATCGACCAGGAATTCATCCGACACAAGCTGCACGAATGCCGCGACCGCTTCAACCTGCGAACCATCGGCGCCGACCAGCGGTACTGTGGGAAGCTGTTGCAGGATTTGGAAAATGACGGATTCGATGCGGGGCCGTTTGGGCAGAGCTTCGCCGATATGAATGAGCCGATTGTTAAGGTGGAATCGCTTATCGAAGACGGGATGATCGAACACCCAGACAACCCGGCGCTGAATTGGCAAATGGCGAATGCGCACGTTCGGGAAAACCCGGACGGACTCAAAAAAGTCGCCAAGGCCAGCAAGCAGACAGGCAAGGCGGGCGGCGTCAAGCGGTTCAAGGTGGACGGGGTGATTGCCATGATCGAAGCCGTGGGGACGGCGCAGTTGGATGAAACACCAATCGAAATAAGTTACGAGGTTATATGGGGAACTTAACAGATCAGGACTGGAAGAATTGGGACTACCTTGTCGCGGCGGTCCAGAACGAGCAGGCGCATTACGTGAACGCTCGTTCGACGCGGTACGCGCGGGTAATCGTCGCGGTCAGTAAGGTGATTGACGAGGCAGGCTTGCGGCAAAAAGTAGATTCCATTTTAACAAATAGTGTGCTATCAGATACCCATGAAAACTAACGCGATGCGACTAAACGCCGCGATACGGTTGCTGATTTTCTTTGCGGCGGTTGCCGCCGTGTTCTGGGGAGTGGCCGTCATGCTGGACGTTGCCGCTGCGGCGACGATCGCGGGCGTTATGGTTTGGGCAGACCTTTTAAGGGGACGTAATGAGCTTGATAGCGGACTGCCTTCGCGATCTATTCACAGCGAATAGCGGCGACGTTTGGAACAATCCCGATGCGTGGAGCCCGATGGGCGGCGGGTTTGGCGGATCGCCGGGTTTCTATGCGAGCTACCCGACTTCCAGTGGCGAAACCGTCAACGAGAAAACCGCGCTCCTTGTGTCGGCACACTTCGCATGTATCCGTTGCAAATCCGAAGACTTGGCCGTCATGCCGAAGGAAGTCTACGAAATCGACGCGGACGGCGATAAAATTCCACGCCGCGATCACCCCGCGTTCAACGTACTTAACGTGCAGATGAACGACGACATGACCGCGTTCAAGGGGATGGAAACCGTTGTCGCGCACGCCATCGGGTTTAAGAAGGGCGTCGGTGAAATCGAATTCGACGGCAACGGCGAAGTTGCCGCCATATGGCCGATGGACCCGATTCGCGTTACCAAGAAACGCATCGGCGGGCGCATCTGGCACGTTCATCGCAACGACCAAGGCGTCGAAGTTCCAATACGCGACGAGAATGTTTTTGAGTTGATCGGCCCGAGTTATGACGGATTGACCGGCTACAGCATGGCGGAGATCACGAAGTTTAGCATCGGGCTTGCGCTCGCCGGACAAAAGTTTCAATCCTCGTTTTTCGGTAATGGCGCATGGCTTGGCGGAATAATTCAGAAGCTACCGCAAGGCATGAAGTCAGAGGAGCGCCAAACGCTTGTCGCTAGTTTTAACCAGCGACATCAATCAGCAGGCAAGGCGTTCCAGGTTGGCGCGCTACCAGGTGAAGCGGAATTCAAAGAGGTTGGTGTTGACCCGGAAAAAGGGCAAGTCGTTCCCGCGCTCGACTTTACCGTTGATGATATTTGTCGTGCGCACCGTGTACCGCCGCACAAGGTGCAGAACTACGCCGACGCCCACTACAACAACGTCGAGCACGCGGAGATTGTATACCGCGGCGATTCACTCTTACCGCTCGGCACGCAATTTGAGCAAGAGGCCGCGCGCAAGCTGCTACCGCCCGGTTGGGTCGTGCGATTCAATTACAACGCATTCCAGCGCGTAGACTTCAAGACACAGCAGGAAGGCTTGGCGGTTGGTCGCATGTGGGGTTGGTGGACGATCAACGACTGCCTAAAGAAACTCGGGGAAAGCCCGATTGACGGGCCGCACGGTGACATGCGCCTGATTCCAGCGAATATGATCCCGGTTGAAAAAGCCTACGAAGTACGGACACAGCAGAGCACGAACGCCGAACCTCCGAAGGCAAAGCCCGATCCCGGCGCACTACGCGAAGCATATCTACCCCTTGTGATGGAAGGATTGCGTCGGTCTGCCGACAAGGAAGAAAAGCGCGTGAAGTATCTGCGCGGCAAGCAGGGCAACCAAGAGGGCGAGGTTAATAAGTTCTACGCGGAACACAAGATGTACGTTGCGCAGAATGTAATCCCGACACTTGGCAGCATGGCGCGGGTGTTGAACGGCGCAGCGAACGCCGAACGGTTACAGGTCGTCGGCGAAATGTATTTGAGCGAATGGATCGCGGCTCGGCCCGCGCAACACGGCGCGGTAGACGAGAAGTGGATGGAAGGTTTCGCGGCCCGTTGGGTAGACGCGACGTTGACGGCGTTGGAAATTCAGGAGAAAGCTGCATGAATAGCAATTCCCCTTGTTGGGCCATAACCGAATTTAAGGCCCGCGAGATACATGCGAACTTCGGTAATATGCTTGCGGATTTGAATACCCGCATCGAAGCGGCCCGCGGAAAATCCGAAGAAACGCCGTCCATCATGGCGGTATCCGGTGACAGCGCGGTCATTAACGTGCAAGGCATCATACTGAAGCGCGAATCACTGTGGACGAAATACGGATTCGCCACAAGCACACTAGCCGTCGAACGCGCGATGAACGCGGCGTTAGACGACAAAGACGTTCGCAGCATTGTACTCAACGTGGATAGTCCCGGCGGAACGGTGGACGGGATGCACCGGCTCGTGCAGGCGGTAGGAAAAACCAACAAACAGAAGCCCGTCATCGGGCAAGTCGACGGACTTGCGGCGAGCGCCGGGTATTGGCCGTTGTCGCAGGCGTCGGCTATCTACGCTGGACCCGGCGACGAAGTCGGCAGTATCGGCGTGCGCCTTATGCTCTACGACTTTTCGCGGGCATTCGAGAACGCGGGCATCGAAGCCGTGCCGATTGATACCGGCAAATTCAAAAGCGCCGGGGCGATGGGCACAGAGATCACGGCGGAACAACGTGCCTACTTCCAATCGCAGGTAGACGCCTATTTCGCGGACTTCCTGGGCGATGTGCGCAAAGGCCGCAAGCTATCCGAGAAACGCGCGGCGGAAGTCGGCGACGGGCGCACGTTTATTGCGAAGCAGGCGCTGGAACTTGGCCTAATCGACGGAATTCAAAGCATCGAAGAAACCCTGAAAACCGCGCGGCGCATGACGGGCAAGAGTAATCAGGCGGCGAAAGCGCGGGCGCGCATGCGGGAAATCGAGGCGGCGGTATGATCGTTGACGGCCGCGATCTTTTGCTATGCGAAATCAGGGAACTGGCAAT